TAGTACTGCTTCAGTAGAGGCAGAGGTTTGTGGTACTATGTTAGTATTCCACTTAGTATATCCGTTTATTCGTCTATACCCACCACCAACGTCAGGCTCAAAGTTTTCTAACTCTAATGCCATTCCAGGTTCCATAGAAAAAGTAGAACGGTCAAGAACTAAACCACCCTCTAATGGAAAAACAAAAGGGTTAATACGAGACTCATCTGCCATTTAAATTACTGCTCTTCCCGAAGAGTTTTTTAAGATTACAGTTGATCTAATATACTCAGATCTGTTAGATAAAAGACTTTGCATACTCTTGATACCATCTAAAAGCCTTTGAAAATTTAATTGATACTCTCCAGATTCTCCTCTATATTGATACCCAAAAGCAGTTGCACCATCTACAATAACTGAACGATATTGCTCTGGGATTGTAGGTACATCTGTAGCTGCACTTAATGCAGTAGTATAGTTATAGTATTCATACTTTAAAGAGTACGCTTTATCTGGATAGGGATATAAACCAAAATTATTATCTGGGGTTCTAAATACATGAGTAGGTACGCCCCCTACATCAGATTTATCTTCTTGTTCAATGTACCTATTTAAATAGTCTTTATAATCTAAAACAACCAAGGATCTTCCTTGAGACCCTAGTGTAGTATTTTCAACAATTCTAAAAGTATCGTAATCTACGTGTTTAGCTGTTGCAGGTGTGTCGTATCTAGTTGTACCTGCTACAAGTGTTTCTGTTTGTGTAGCATGATTATAAGGCCAACTGTATTCACGAGTATTAATATAATAAATAGCATCATTAACAGCATTTTTACATTGTGTTTGAAATCCGCGAGAAGAGGTAAAACCTGCTTCAGTTAAAGCAACCTCATTAAATCTAGCTAAGACTTCGTTTGTAAGACCTAAATAATTATATGCCATTGTGCTTCCTTAACATAGTCTAAAGAGGCCACCCTAAAGCAGCCTCTCTAGTTAGTTTTAATTAAGCAAGATAATCACGAGTTACTTCGTTAGCAACACCGTCATTACCCATGTCAGAGCAGTCCATAAGAACAGCCCAAACACGGAACTTACCTGATGAAACAGCACCACCTGATAGGGTAGCAATAGTTACATCAATGTTGTCATCAGCAACAGCCATTACGGGCTGATATGCTGCAGGGTTCTGTGCGACTACTGCTGCTGCAGATGTAGCATCGAAACCATCAACAAATGCATCAGCATCAACCATACCCAAGTCTACTGTAAAAGTAGAACCATCGGATGCAGTGTCAACTTCGATACCTGCGTTCATGACCATAGTACCTTTAGGTACAGCAATGACAGGAACAACATCGGAAGCTGCAAGAGCAGAACCTTTGTCTGACAAAGCTGTAGCCCAATTCAATACAGTTTGGACCATGTACGGATTACGGCCAGGGTTTTGGTTTCCCCGTGCCGCTTGGAGTGTGTTATCACCTAATGCCATAATATATACCCTCCTTACGCTGCGTTATACTTGGCGTTAACAAGAGCTTCTGGGCGAAGGATCTTGCGGCCATATAGGTGCATACCACGAACAATGTCAGCAAAGCTGTCAGGATCACGGTAAGTTTCAGTCTTGTTGATTTGCTCTGCGGTTGCAACAGCAGAATCATGACCTGCAACAATAACACCATAGTTAGCATTTTGGTTTGCAGAACCAGTTGTACCTGGACCTGTACCAATTGCTGGCAAATTGCTTGAAGAATAAACACGGAAGCCGTGGAAATTATTCACTGCAAGACCATTACGTAGTCCACCTGATTCACCGAAGTCTGCATTGAAGAAACGTGAGTCTTCATCTGCAAGGAGTTCCATGAATACTGGATCAACTACAATCCACCGTCCAGCTTTGTCTACTTGTTGTTGGTCAAGCAAACGAGCCATACGAGCAACAACCATTGCTGGTGAAGCTGTAGCAGTTGGAAGTGCAGTAGCACCTGGCAAACGAGCTGCTAGTGGGATCGAGTGATCTCCAGCAGAGCCAGTTGTAATGTTGCCAAAGTCAGACTTTTTCAATTGCATGCTTGAAAGCAATTCATTTGAACCAGCAGTTGAAACAGCTTTAGAACCGTTTACAACATCATTAGCTGTGTCTGCTTGTGAGTGCAAAGATGACTGTTTGAAACCAGACAAGTAGCCAAGAACCTCTTGGTCATGCTGATCAGCCAAACGATAAGCTGCACGATTAGTTGCAAGATCCATGAAGTTCACATGTGAGTGAGCTTCTTCGATATCATCAATCTTAAAGGCAAAGTAGTTAGCTTTGTCTACGACCAATGAAAAATCTTCGTCATCAAGATCTTGTGCTGAAACCTGAGTACCACGAGCATATGAGCTTACGGAAATTTCAGGTTCTTTGATGATTTTAACGGTATCGCCTTGGGCAGAAATCTCGCCAAAATAATCTGAGTTGGTGATGTCACCACATACAGTGCTCTTGCGGAATGCAAGCTGTACTTTTTTGGAGTAGATTACGGAACTAAAATTACCGTTAGGTAAGTTACCGTGTCCACTTGCTGTTGTAAAAGCCATGATAAATCCTCCTGATAGTTGGCTTTGTTAAAAGCTAATACCAATAAGAGGCTGTTGTTTTTCTAGGGTGCATGTACTTAAGGTTGGCCAACCTATGCATACATGGGCCTATACTTGAACAGGTAGTTCTTCTAGTTTAGACTTTATTGGAATTTGGGTTAGAACAAAAGGTAGTCAGAATGAGGCTTTTGTTCTATATCCCTAGTTATACTGTTGAAATTCTATTTGTCAACAGTTATCTGGCAGAACCAGACACGTCATAGATGAATTTTCCATTGCGCATTGCTGTATTAATATCATCTGAACGTTCTTCAAATTCTTTGTCAGACATTTTTGCAACATCTGATTCCCGAATCATGTCGTTAGCATCAGCTACATCTACTTCCGTTCTACTACGTTTAGTAACTGTCTTAGCTGCTTCTTTTGTTTTAGCTTTCTTATCCTTAGTGGTAAGACCTTTGTCTGCTTTATACAGATCAATTATACGGACCACAGATGCTGGATCGTCAGAGTTTTCATACAAAGCATCACGAACCCACTTAGGTTGTTCGTCAGCCCAATCATGAAATCCGTCTGAATCTCGTAGCTCGTCAAAGTCTGAATGAGTTTTACGTATTTCATTTTCTGCCTTTACTCGATTAGCTTCTGATTGAGCCTCATCAAGTTCCTTAATCCGAGTGTTAGCCCTTTCAAACATTTCTTGGGCTTTCTTAGCTGCAATAGTTTCTACAATTCCAGCTACATCAGGATACTCCTTAGCCCACTCCTCTATGTCTTCATCAGACTTGGGTGGTATGATACCCGCTTTTTCAGAAGCCTTTTGTAGGTTCTCAAGTTTAGCATCCCACTCCTTTTCCTTCTGCTGCATGTGTCGTCTTAGATCACCATAGCGTTTTTTGAAAGACTTTTCTTCTGGAGATAACGTCTCTTCTTTATCTTTTGTATCGGCCTCTTTCGCTTCGGTAGTTTCTTCTTCAGTTGTTTCTTCTTCTTCTTCTGATTCAGATTCTCCTCGCTGTTCAGCTTCAAGACGTTTGATCTCCTCTTCTTCATCTTTCATTTCTTGTTTACGCTTCATGTAGTTTGATCCACGTTCAACAAATCCTGCAGTCTTTGGTGTTTCCATTTCTGTTAGTTCAGGCATATCCTATCTCCTTTATGTTGGGGTCAGCCGTAGCCGAGTAGCCTTATCGTTCCTAGTATAGGGTATTAACCCAGTTTTATTTTTTACTCTTTTTCTTTTTCATCAAGCCGCCTTTTTTAAATCCCCTTTGAACACCTCTTTCCATAGCTTTAAGAGTTTCTTCTGTTCTCTTTATAGCTTTTTGTTTTGCTTGTTTTGCTTGTTTATCAGCTAAAGATTCTGAAACTATATCTGTCCTATCTTCTATAGAAGAAGAAGAAGGTATATCTGACTTACGGGGGCCAGGGAGATGAGCTTCTCTGCTTTTTCTATTAGCAGCGTCCTGTATTTGTTCAAGAGGGTCATCAATAGGTGCAGTTTTGGGTTGAGGTCGTTTCCTGCCTCTTATTTCTGGACCTGTTTGTAAGGCTGAAGAATCTGATACTTCAGGTTTAGGGGGTTGATAAGAAGTAGGTCTAGCTTTGGGTCTTGGAAGCTCTTCTGGTTCATAAGATACTCCTTCTGGCCTTATGTATTTCCCTTTATCAGGAATAAAAGTCATACCTTCTGGTGCAACACTTTGAGCAAAGTCATCAAAGTCTTTTTGATTTTTAAAGATTGGATCTCCGTTTACATCCGTATCTCCAAACTGTAGTCCAAGGTCTTTTCCTGGATTATTTTGTACAATTTGTCTTGTTAATTGATCACCATTATAAGTGAAACTGGGGAGTACGTCAATCTTATTCTGTTTTACGTAACCATCCCACAAAGTTTTTAATCTTTCTGCCTCAGCTTCTTGTCCATTAGATTTAAGAATTGCTATGTTAGCTGCTGCCTGAGCTGCATTACTGGCAGAAATAAACATGCCTATAACCCCTCCACCAAGTACTTTACCTATAAAACCTTTTTCAGCAGTTAAAAGATCTTCTGTTTGTGTAGCTAAATTGTCTAGATTATTATAGTCATACTTATCCATCCAAGCATTTGGATCAGTTTGTACTTCTTTATCTTTATCTTTATCACTTCTTTCTTTTTCTATTTGTGGTGCTGTAAGTCCATAACCTTGAGCAATAAGTTGGTCATACATAGTTTGGTCTCTAGGTAGCATCAAAGCTATAACTTCACCACTTGGTCCATACAGTGTTACAGCTTTTTGTTCTGGTGTTTCAGGTATTGTTACTTCAGGTGGTGGTGTAGCTAAACCAGCTCCAGGTTGCTCAAAGCTAAACTCTCCACTGTACATAGGTCTACCTGCAGGTCCAGGAGTGGTTACAGCTTCTTCTACAGTTGATCCTGTAGGATTATAGAAACTAAAGTCTGCTCCATTTGCAGCTCCAGCTACCATACCACCTTCAAACATCTTTTGTATTTCTTGCATCTCATCTGGTCGTAGACCTGCTTTAGGTCCACCAACAGGTACGGGTTCTCCACCAATACGACCATCAGTTTCCATTTTATTAAGTCCGTTTTTAGCTTTATCTCTCAAGTCTTCAAAGTGTTTTACTCCAAGATAACGAACAACATCAGCAGGTACAACATATTCACCTTCAGACAACTGGGCAGAGATATCATCTCGTACTTCTGAAGCCATCGACCCAGAGGGTACTTCATTACCAGATACAGGATCTTGATTCATCCCGTCATCCTGCAATCCACCTTGTTGCATAAAAGCCATTTCCATTTGTTTATTCATTGCTACGCCTCCTTGGGCAAACTGTCTTGGTTGTTCTACTTTAAATCTATTAACTAGTTCTGAGATATCTATAATTGTACCT